CTTGGGAATATTCTCCAAGCGTCAACAGTTCTTGCCAAATGTATCCATTTTTGAAAAGGATTTACACCAATATTATTAGGAGTGACTTCAAGTTCAACTTCTACTTTCTTTTTAATAACAGATTCTTTTTCATCTATTACTTTATTTGCTTCTTGCATAATCATTACCTTTTTCTAGCAGTTCTGGAGGCTCTTTTAAAATCACCTTTTTTGGGAGCGCCTTTAGCCCCTTTCTTACGCATCTTTCTACCTTCTTTACGTTTTTTATTTATGTTGTAGTAAAGTCCCTTACCAGCCATATCTTTCTCCTATTACCACTTAACTCTGTTAGCCCAATAAGCTGCAGACATTTTACCTTTAGCAATGTTTTTTCCGTGCCGCGCTTTAAAAGATTTTCTTCTCATTTTTTGTTTACGCGATTCACCTTTTTTTGGCTTACCTGCAGTGCTGACTCCTTGTTGTCCAAAACGAATAGTTTTAATTTTATCGCCTTGTTTAGCAACAACAACGTGTGATTTTTTAGGGTGAGAAGGAGTACGTTTAGGTTTGTTATAACCGCTAACGCCTGCTCTAGCTAATCTTGGATCTTTTTTACTAGCCATTATCTTTTCTTACCTTTATGTAAACCGTGTTTAGCGTGCTGCTTACCTTTTGCAGTAGCCGCACGCTTTTTTCTATTGGCCGCAGCTAGTTTACGCCTACCGGCAGCAGTGGATTTCAGTCTTTTTATCTGTGCTGACGGAGCATAAACTTCGCCAGTTTTGGATGATTTTTTTCCGCTAGGTGTTCGCCATTTTTGTTTAGTCCATTTTTTAAGAGATCGTTGAGACTTTTTAAGAGCCACTATTTATAACCTCCGCCGGCAGCTTTATACTGCCTAGCCAACATCTGTGCTTTTCTAGCAGACCATTGGCCGGATCTTCCACCCTTACTCCCACCTTTAATTTTATTAAACAAACGTTTTCTCATAGCAGGTTTAGTGTAGTTACCCGCTTTATTTACCGTAGATTTCTTTTTAGCCATACTAGCAACTTTTAAATTTGCCGCCACGTAAAGCTGCTCTCATGCCTTTCTTCTTACCAGTAACCATTTTTCCCATTTCAGTGTCGGGAGTGGCTTCTTCAACTGGAGTTGAATAAGAAATAGAACCTTGTCCGTCTATAACGAGTTTAGATACGGGTTTAGGTGCATCTTCTCCTGGACCGCTAATAATGTGTACTTTGCTCATATATACCTCTCTTTATTTTATAACTGCCCCGTGACCTCGAACAGCCAAACCACAGGATTTTATTGAATTTACCGCACCGCCTTTATTAAAATAATCTCTAGGACTATAGGTGCCGCCTTCTTCTTCTACTATCTTTTTTAACTTGTTTTCAGATTTTTTTACTTTATTTTCTAATTTTGTTCTTGGGTTTGCTTTGGTAAAACCATACCTATTTGCGTATTTCAATTCACCTTTAGCTCTCATAAACTGATCTACCGCCACATCTTTCTTTGGGTTTGCTTTAGTTTTTCTAACAACACCTGCTTTTGTGTTTGCAGCCCTTCTTTTTGCAAGTCTTTCCATTGCTTCTCTAACAAGCTTATCTTTAAACTTAAACATTACTTATTCCTTTGCTTCATCATTTCACGTTCTTGTGCTGCTTGTATTCTAGCGGCAGTCTGACGTTCTTGGCTGGCTATGCGTTCTTGAAACTCAGTAGATTTTTGACCTAAACGTTCTCTATCAAACTGTAGTTCTTGCTGATCTTGAGAAAGATTACCTTGAACCTGTTGCTGCTTAATAGCAAGTTCTTGTTGCTTAAGACCGATTAACGGATCTGTTTTTTGTTCTTGACCTACGCCAGCTAATTGTTGGCTAAGTACTTTAACTTCTTGCATACCTTGTGCAATAAACTGTGCTTTTAATGCTTCAAACTCCATGCTTCTAGGCGGCTCTACTTCCCCTCCGTCTGCCATAGTTTCTGGCGGCATCATGTTTTGTGGTGCTGCTTGCTCTATTCCGTTCAAAGGCATTTGCTGCTGTTGAGCCGGTTGTTGCATAGCGGCTTCGGCTTTTTCTTCTGCTTGCACTCTTACGTGCTCCATTACGTGTTTCTGTAAATCCATAGCCACCTTCGGCATTTGTGCAATCATAGGCGAACTACCAAAAATAAGGTGCGCTGTTATGTGTGCTTGATGATCCTGTCCTTTGAATACTTTTAACGGTACATTTTCCATAGCGTCTATATTCTCTTGGGCCGGGTCGCGTGGTTCAGCACTATCGGTAGTGTGTGAAACTAATATTTTATCCACATCACGTACTCCTAAAGCTTCGTACATACGACGATATACTTCAGGGATGTTATGTATTTCAGGAGCTTGCATAGCTAATTGCAACTCGGTTTGAGCTACCGCTATACGCTGTGCTTGAGAAAATGTATTCGGGTTAGATACCGGCATAATGTCTACGCGATCGTCAAAGTCCATACTTTTAACCGATTGATCTGCCCCTGCTACACTATACGGGTAACTTTCGGGCAAATAATCCGACATCACTTTAGCCAGTAACTTAAACTCTACACGCATAGCGTAATGCAAGCGTTTGTGTATAGCACTCATTACCCGCGTGCCTTGTTCTAGCATAGCAATGGTTGTACCCACTGCGGCCTGCTGATTACCGTCACCTACTTTAAGATCAGTGATCGTAGCAAATCTTTGAGCAGCATCTACAACAAACCCAAGTAGTTGAAATAATGTTTGATCCGGACCTTTAAACGGCAACGTCATTAAGCTGTCACGAATTGCACCGCCCGGCGCATCAACGTCCCTAAACTCTCCGGGTTGTAACGGATCGTTATCATCACGTATACGTAGTCCGCGTGCTTTAAATCCAGCCGGTAAATTAGATAAAGTACCTGCATCAATCAACTGCCTTAATGCTGCTGTCGCTGTACGCGATAGACCGCCTATCGTGTGTATTAAACCAAGTCCGTAGAAACCAAAGCCGGGGAGAAACTTATAGTGTATAAAGTATTGTATTTTGCGTTTAATTTCATCCTCTTGGCGATAGTTCCTACGGATAGAAAGAATCTGTCCATTGTCTTCACTAATAGTTACTATGTATGGAACTTTAATACCCGTTGCTTCTCCACTTTCGTCTTTTTCTTCATAACCCGGTAGATCTAAATCAACGTGGCACTCTAACAAAGTACAATCGTAATCAATATTAGAAGGTTGTGTCCCGGTGATGTTATCCATTTCACCACTAACACTGTCGGTTTCATCTTGTGCAGGTATAACCGGTATGTCTCTGTAAAATCCCGCTATTTGTCTTTTACGTAAATCGTTTAAAGATAAACGAACCACGTGCGTAATGTTAGGACACGTTTCTAGGTCGTTAGCTTCGTAAGGAACTACTAAGTTTTCTGCAGGAACAAATTTACTTACGGCTCTGTCTAATGCTTCGTCATAGTAAACCTTTTTAAACGTGGATCCTGCCAACGGTAAATAAAACAACATCTGATCAAATTCGGGTGTGTATTCTTCCATTACATCCATAATGTAATAGTTCATAAATTCTCTGACGCGAAGTGCCTGTTCTTCTTTAGCATGAGTCGGTGCACCTAATACTACGGTTCTAACCGGACCGCTAGAAGGAAGTAACTCATTAAAGGCTTGTGCTTGAAACTGCACCGCAGCTTCGGCAAGTATAGGGTGAGTCACGCCGGTTGCTCCACGGAAAGGTTCAGTGCGGTCTTCGTAATTAAATCCGAGTAACTCTAAACCTTTTGAGTACGCTTCTTCCCAGTCAGCACGTGACGCTTTGTTAGCTTCAAACTCAGACAATAGATCGCTGGCTATAACACCCAGTTCGGTGTCGTCCATATCTTCAGCAAGGTTTTCGTAAAACTCACCTGATCCGCGCATCGCGGCCATTGGGTCGAAGTCTAAAACAACACTGCCGTCTTCTTCTTCGGTAATCTCAATATCCTCGGGCATATCCATAGGGATATCGCTGACCAAAGACTCTATTTCTAATTCTTCTACCACATCTCCATCTGGAGTCATGCCCTGACGTTCTATTAAAGAAACTACTGGTTCGTTTTTTTCTGCCATGTTAAATACCTTTAATAATTAGGGTTTAGGCTCATAATGCCGCCGCCCATTGCTTTTTTAGCTGTACCGCTCCGGCTAAAATCAATAGGAGCTACATAAGGAACCGCATTAGGGTCTCGGAAAACGTTAGGCGGTCCAGCCATAGCCTCCATGATCGCATTAAATCTTGCCGGATCACTTTTTTGTAATGACTCCATATCTAATGGAGTCATGGGCCTACCCGTCTGATTAGGAACCATAGTTACCGGTCCTCGATATTCAGCTTGTCGTAAAAGTTCACTTATATTTTCTGGACTGTAATCAAATTCTGCGGCCAGTGCCGGATCGTAATTGCTAAACACGGGCGACTGTACCCCGGCTGACATTAATGCGGGACCCTCAAAAGGATTAACAATACCAAGCTCTATTAAAGATTTTCCACTAACGCCCGTAGTTTCTCCAGCTAACATACGATTATAGTCTTCAAGAAGATTAGCTCTGTCTCCGTATTGCGTAGGTCCGAGTCTGTCTCTAGTTTTTTGTCGCTCTGCGTTTATAAAATCTATACGTGCTTGTTCTGCCGCCATGCCTGCTTCTGATTCAGTGAACGCATTTTTAGTAGCTTCGCCACGGGGCAATGCGGTTGCACCGCCGTATAATACGTTCATTGCTTGGGCTTTACTAAGCTGATCTGCAAAAGTGTCCATTGCGTTATCAAAGGTTCTTTGATTGCCTCTTATGTTTCTAAAAAACTCTGGGTCCGATATGGAGCCACCATAATTTGCAGCAGCATCTTTAGCAGGATTGGTAGGTACACCGGTTAAATTCATTACATTTACACCACCCGTGCCATACATTGTGTCCGGACTACCTACGGCAACCGGTCCAGTTTCTCCGGTTATTGCGTCACTGGGCAGTATATCATCTAAAAATATAGAAGGATCAACAAGGGATAGTCCAGAGCTTGCCGGTACTTGTGGCGAGAAATACATAGTTTCCTCGGTGGGTATGATTACCGGCTGTCTCGGGTCTGACAGACCTTGCGGAGCAAGGTTAAGGTTAAAGGTCGGTGTAGTGTCAATAGACAGACCAGGAGCTGTGGCAAATAGACCACCGCCTTGTTGAAATTGTGGAATTGTTTCACGTGGAACATTCAAGGGTCCTTGAGTCGCGGTGCGCGGAAGGCTGGTTATTCCCATAAATTTAGGTTCCATGTAACAATCTCCTTAACTTAGATTTACATTAGTCTAGCATAAATTAACCATAATACGCATTAACTTTCAAGCGTTCAGACGCATCAGAAATATCCCAATCATCAGACGGCGTTTGCACAAAATTACCCTGACGGTACCGCATAAGTGCTTGCGTCATGCTATCTACCAAGTCGTCATGCCTGCCGTTTGGAAAAGCAGCACATTCTTCTATCATTTCTTCCGCCCAAGACTCGTCGGGGGCCCAAACCATACCCGATTCAAACAAAGGTGATATAGCGTGTACTCGAGACAACTTATCATTACCTTTACTTGGCGTAAAATTGACCACGGGTATACCCATTTGTCGCAATTCGTGCGTTAACGGCATACCAGACGCCTTTGCTTCAATAATTACCGTCTCAGGTTCCCAAAAACCGTACTGATCTTTAGCGATAGCCTTTAACTCTGGAAAATCCCATCGCCCTTTCTTGACATCTAACAAAATAATAGCGGGAGAACCGCCTATTTCTTCCGGATAAAACACGCCCCAGGTGCTAATTGCACTAAAATCGGCTGTTTCTTTCTTAGAAAACGCCGTATCGTAGCTTTGAATAACAAATTGCAGGTTAGGAACCTCTCTTTTGTCCCATTTTAGCCACCACTCGCGTTTTAATATAGATAATTCTTCTGCTGTAGGGTCTTGCTGGTACTGTGCGTTCCATTTATACGGCGGAACAGACGCTTTTACGCTTAATAATTCATCTTTTGACCAAAATTCAGGCCAACAAGGGTTTCCGGACGGCATTAATGCAGGTAACTCTACAATATCCCACTGATCTGCCCTTTCATCTTTAGCCTGCGCACGTATAAGTTGACCCGTCATGTCTTTTTCTGACCACCGAGTTTGTACCAAAACGATTGCGCCGCCCGGTTGGAGCCTTTGTCGGGGTCCCCCAGTGTACCAATCCCATGCTTGTTCAAAACCACTGTTAGATAATGCCGTTTGTTCTGAGTGCGGGTCGTCAATAATGATTAAATCACCACCACGACCGGCTAAGTTTGAACCAACTCCCACGGCATAATACATACCACCACTTTTTGTGTCCCAACGGCCCGAGGCTTTACTATCTGCGGCAAGTTCTGTTTTTGGAAAGACAGAAGAATAATCTTCTGTTTCAATTAAGTTTTTAACCTTA